CCGGACCTCAAGGCCCCTATGACAAAAAGGCCGAAGCGGAAGACACAGCGAGGGGTCTACGTCGACTTGAGGAAGGATCGACCGTCAGTGTCGACAGCCCACTCTGGAAATCGTGAATGGTATAATAAGATTGACGAGTGGCTGCGGATGTTACATGAACCATGTACAGAAGACGAGACGATGAAGATTCAAGATTTCGTGGCAAAACATTTGACGGATCGTGGGCTCTGGCCTGCCGAAGTAGAAATCGTTATTGCTCAATACTTGGAGAGCATAGCGGGTGAATCAATGAAACAACGTATGAACGACGACATGGAGAGCTACCCTGAAGAACTGTTGTCCATCATGTTGATCGGCATCCATTCAGAAGCGGTGGAATGGATTGACGCCAACAAGCCAAAGCATTTTGCCCGTATGGGATTTGTGGATTCACCCATCGCCAAGATACCGTTGGGCAATCCGGCTCGCCGCTCGTTTTTCGGAGGTAGCTAAATGGTAAGGCACCACAGCCATACCGGCAGGTATAGCCAACGTCATCCCGGGTGGTGGGTTGTGAGACGTCTTTACCGTCGTGCATGACGGTAAGGGTTGCGGGTTCGACTCCCGCCCTCCGATTTTGATCATACGAAAGAGAAAACTGCAAATGAAACTATTCAAAAATGGTGATCGTGCAACTGTTCGGTTTGGTCGTATGCCTGAGCAGACCGGTGTTGTGTGTAGGTGGCCAACCAGAACTTGTGGCGCAGAACCTGCCGGTCGGGTTGCTGTACGCTTCGATAATGATGTGATTGCTTTGTGCCACCCCGAGGAAGTCCACCATGCCACAGAGGAGACAAACACGGAATGAAACCTTTACCATTTCAAAAAGAAGTGATTCGTAAAATAGAAGCCTTCAATGGCAGGGCTCTTTGCAGTTGCGAGATGGGATTGGGAAAGACTCCCATCTCCTTATGGTGCTTGCAACGAAACCCCGACTGGCTGCCTGCTGTGGTTGTGTGTACAGCGTCTGTCAAGTATGTTTGGGAAGCCGAGGCATTGAAGTTTCTGGGTTGGCGTTCTGTGGTCTTGGAGGGTCAAACACCTTCCAAAGTGGGATACTTCAAAGCAGCTCCAAAACTGATTATCCTCAACTTTGACATCCTTCAATTCTGGGTGAAATGGTTGAAACGGTTGAAGCCACAGATGATCGTAATCGATGAATCTCAAGCTCTCGGGAATCCGTTTACAAAAAGAACAAAGTCTGTGAGAGAGCTTTGCCGAGAAACCCCGCGTGTACTGGCCCTCTCTGGTACCCCACTGCTCAACCGTCCCATCGAGCTGTTTCCTACTCTGAATATCATACAGCCAAAAGTTTTCCCGGCTCGTCGCGTTTTCGGTGACGACTACTGCGGCCCCGAATGGACTCCCTGGGAGTTGAAATACAACGGGGCCACCAACACGAAAAAACTTCACCAGCTGTTGACGAGCAGTTGTATGATCCGAAAACGCAAGGCCGATGTGCTCAAGGAGCTTCCAGGCAAAATGCGTCAAGTGGTGCCGGTGCTCATTCGAGACAGGGCAGAATACAACAAGGCCAATGACAACTTTCTTGATTGGCTCCGGCAAGATAATCCGGCTGCTGCTGAGCGTGCAGCCAGGGCCGTTTCACTTTCGAAGATCAACTACCTACTACAGCTTACAGCCAAGCTGAAATTGAAAGCCGTGGTGGAGTGGATCAATGAGTTTCTTCAAAATACGGATGAGAAAATCGTGGTGTTCGCCAAACACAAGAAGATGATCCGGGCACTGGAGAGACGTATCGAGTGTGATTCTTTGGTTATTGACGGCTCTGTGGCTCCCCGCAAACGAAAAGCCATTGTGGATCAGTATCAGAAAGACGATCAATATCGTGTCTTGATTGGCAACATCCACGCAGCTGGAGTCGGTTTGACACTGACCGCCGCCAACACAGTCTGCTTTACTGAAATGGCGTGGCGGCCAGGTGACCATATTCAAGCTGAAGACAGGTGCCATCGCATCGGAGCCAACAAGACTGTTTGGTGCTACTATCTAGTGGCAAAAAATACTTTGGAAGAAAGACTTTGTCGAATCCTGCAAAAGAAGCAAGAGGTTTTATCGGCTGTTCTCGATGGTGGGAAAACCGAGGAAGATCTCGATGTGTTCAGCCTTCTTTGCAGTGAGCTCCGGAATGGTTAGCATTGGGGTGTAGGGTGGGGATTCTTTCCTTTTTTAGGGGGGTGGTGCCATGATTTTGGTTTGTCCACATTGTTCGCAAAATGTAATCCTGGCCGATTCGGCGGCGGTAGGGTTGGTGGCCAACTGCCCAGGGTGTGGCGGATCCTTTTCTGTTGGGGCGTCGGATCCGGTGGGTTCGAGTGCAGGGCCGATGATCGACACGGGATATTCTGGCGGGAGCAGCTCGGCGGGCGGATCGTCCATGGCAGGCGGGCGGATCATGGTGGCGAAACTCAATCTGCTAGCTGGGCTGGGGTTCGCTTGCTTGTTAACACTGTTAGGTTGTTTTGGGTTACTGGCCGCTAATGAAATTCGTTATCAGCGGGCACAATCGGTCGCGGACGAAGCGATGGAAAATTATCAACGAATCATCGATCAAATAAGCAACAATTGAATGGCTAGCATCCAGGATATTTTGAACCAAGCAGGGGTTCCTTATCAAGAGACTGGGCACCATCACGTAAGTAGTGGTTTTGTAGGAATTGATTGTCCCTTCTGCGGAGACCAGCAACAGTTTCATCTCGGAATCAACCTGGACGGTAAATATGCTGTCTGTTGGCGGTGTGGTCCGCATCGGTTGGGTGATGTCCTTATAAAAATCACCCATCAACCTTGGTCTGTAGTCAAAGAATGGTTAGAATCACTCCCAAGGGGTCTGGCTTCGCGTTCTACGGGCGTTAGCACGGGAGGCCGATTGATTATGCCCCCAGGCGTGGAGGCCCTGCAACGGCCCCACAAACGATATTTAAGGCAAAGGGGTTTTGATCCAGATGAGTTGGAATGTTTGTGGGGGGTACAGGGAATCGGGATGTCGTCGAAATGTGGCTGGAGCATCTGGATACCCATCCATCAAGGTGGTGAGGTTGTAAGTTGGACAACGCGAACAATCGGCAAGGCTGAACCTAAGTACAACGGAGCCGGTCTTGATGAAGAACAAATCAACAAGAAAACGATATTGTATGGGGCGGATTATGTCGGGGTCAGTGTGATTGTAGTCGAAGGGCCGACAGATGTTTGGGCTGTCGGTCCGGGAGCAGTGGCCACACTCGGTCTGCAATACACAAAACAACAGATGCTTGCTTTGAGTCGATATGCTCACAGGACGATATGCTTCGATTCTGGGCACCTCGCTCAAAAACAGGCACGGCGATTGGCATCGGAGTTGCAGGCATTCCCAGGGCAGACGGATGTTGTGGAACTTGAGACTGGCGACGATCCAGCAGAGGCAGATCCGGAAGAAGTTGATGTGCTTCGGTCATATCTCAATTGAAAAACAACTGATTTATTATTTTTGGGGAAGTGGTATTGGATGAATGGATTCATCGGGTATAATAGGGTTCGTGGAGTCAAGAGGACATTTAACCACCGTATCGTACCCGGTGGGGACAAAGGTTCACTATGTGGATTCAATTCAGCATACAATCAGAACGTCGAGTGGGTCCTTTGTCCGACCACCCGCCCAGCCCCCAGGTACGAACTAGGGGCTGGGCTCTTTTTATGTACTTCTGTGCAAGGGAGGATGGCCGATGGCATGAGCAAAGAACCTTTTAACAGATCAGAATATAGCGATCAAAAACGGCCTTTCACTGGTTGGTTTATCTCAGTTGATGTCGTCCACCTCTTTGATGCCAGAACGATCAATCTCAAAGAGGCAATTTTGTTGGCCGTCATATACAACTATTCCAAAACCGAGAAGGGTTGCTTCATGTCAAATGGGAGGTTGGGTAGGGAATTGGGCGTCACTGGCAACCATGCCAGTAGTATGATTTCACATCTGAAAAGCTTGAAGCTGATCTCAGAAACCGGGTTTGATGGGAGGTCTCGACAGTTGAGAGTATTAGATTTTCGGAAAGCTGAATCCCGAAAAACTAGGAGGCAGCCTACCGAAAAATCGGGAGGCAGGGTTCCGAAAAATCGGGACCATAAATATAAAGAAGAAAGTAAAGGTAAAAGGGGTGGCAAAACCACCACACCCCGGTCCGGTTTACTTACCGAAGAATGGGATAACATGGCAGCAGCCCGTCTCAGATCTATCCTCGTCAATAACGATGCTGACCTGGTCACCCGGTTGAACACCAGATTCTCCACATTCACCAAACAAATATCCCGGTTGCGTTTGGAGGGGAAGGTGTCAAAGGATGAGATCAAAACTGTTCTCACCTGGCTGAAGGACCATTACAGCGATGGCTTCACTCCGAAGATTTACAAGGTAACAGATCTGTTCAACAACTGGGGTCGGTTCCGGGATGCTCGTTTTCGTTGGATGGAAGACAATGGCATGAATGATTCAAACAGCAACGGATCTGTCGATGTTCGGGACATTTTCAATCAGATTCAAATCATGGGCTGTTCGTTGGATTATGATCAGGAAGACATAGACGATGCAGCGGTGTTGCTGGGAGCTGCTGCCGGAACATTCACGATGGAAGACATGCCAGAATGAAAACCAAACGGTATGATGGATCGGAGATGAAAAGGATCTTGGTCGGAATGGTCACCGACCAAACCGTGTGCAGCCGTATCGCCTCAAGGTGGGATGGTGGGTTGTTTGACACACAGTGGGCAAACCTAGTTGGTGGTTGGTGCGTGGATCATTTGAGAAAGTACGACAGCCCGCCAAATGGGCAGTTGCAGGGGTTGTTCGATGATTGGTCCACATCCACCCGAGCACCGGAAGAGACGGTCGAGGGCGTTGAGAAGTTTCTTGTTCACCTCTCCCGGGATCACGATCAGTCGGAGAAGCACAACAGTGATTACATTCTTGATCGGGCTGACCGCTATTTCAACAAGGTCAAGATTCAAAAAATGGTGGCGGACATCGAGGATGAGTTGGGTTCCGGTCAAGTGGAGCAGGCTCACGAACTGGTGGTTGGTCATAGCAGGGTGGAGCTGGGTCAGGGGTCGTTGATAAAACCTGCCGAGGATTACGAGGCTTGGCGAGATGCTTTCAGCACAGAGCGTTCCCGCCCGCTGTTCTCGTACCCCGGCGCATTGGATCGTTTTCTGGGGTCGGCGATGGTGCGGGATTCGCTTATAGCTTTCATGGCACCGGATAAAACAGGAAAGTGCGTAAGTGGTTCTACTGAAGTTCTACTTTCAAGTGGAGAGCTTGTAAGGATTGATGAGTTGGTCGAGAAGAAGAAGGATGTCTCGTTGGTTTCCTTGGATGAAAAACAGCAGCGTTTGACTACCGCCAAGGTTTCTGAGTATCACACAAATGGTGTGAAGGATTGTTGGAAGGTAACGACGAAAAGCGGTCGTGAGTTAGTAACTACGGACAACCACTTATATTTGACGCCCAATGGTTGGAAACCACTTGAGAATCTTGCAGTTGGTTCTTTCGTGGCAACGGCAAGAGAGGCACCGGTGTTTGGTGATGTAGTGGTTTCGGATGCTGAAGTGAAGTTCCTTGCGTACATGTTGGCGGAGGGCGGCACAGCGGGTGACAGATCCCCGAGGGGTTTCAATTGTACATTCACAAATGCTGATCCTGTATTGGTTCAAGATTTCACTAATTGCTGTGATGAATTGGGAATTAACGTCAGACATTCTGGTCGTTATGGTTATTCATTGTCAGGAAACGCCAGGAGTATTTGTCGTAAGTGGGGAATGGACAGGTGCTTGTCCAAAAACAAGCAGATGTCTGCTGAGGTTTTTCAACTTCCGAAGGAGCAAATAGCTTTATTGCTTCGAGTGTTCTTTTCTTGTGATGGTGGATGGTCTGGCGTCGGTATTGAATTGACATTGGCGAGTGAAAAGCTGCTTCGCCAAATTAGCCATTTGTTGACTCGGTTTGGGGTTGTCCACAGATTGCGGTTTTGTGATGCACAGTACGATGGCAAGCATTTTGATGCTTGGCGTATCAGCATTAGCAGCGATGAATACGTTGGTGTTTTTCTCAGAGAGATCAATTTTTTGTCCTACAAATATCGTGAACCCAGAAAAGTAATACCTACTCGTTCTTATATTGATCGCTTTCCGTCTGTGGTTGCCCAGCAGTTCTATTGCGAGTTGGGGCAGGATTATTCGGAATGTTCAGTCCCATCTTCATTGGGTACGGGTAAAGGGAAGTACGTGCGAGAGGGTCATGCTTTTCGGCAAGTGTTTGGTACCAAGAATGCTGGATACGTCCGGGAAAGAATATCGAAAGGTGGTTCATTAGCCAGACAATCGTTTAGTCAAGTGCCTGACAGCCCCACGAAAGCGAAATATATGGATTCGCATGTGTTGTGGGATGAGGTCATTGAAATTGCGTATGTTGGAAAGCAAAGGGTTTACGACTTGACAGTGCCGGAGTTTCACAATTTTGTTGCGAATGATTTCATAACACACAACAGCATGGTTCTGTTGGATGCTGCTTATCGTGCCGTCAAGAATCGCCTGAGGGTGGCTTTCTTCGATGTTGGGGACATGACAGAGGCTGACATCTTGATGCGGCTTGGTCAGAGAACGACGCGAAGACCCGAGATGCCATGCTCGATCAATTTCCCGGTTTCTGTTGACAGAGAAGGAAACGTGGAAACGGAGATCAGGAGGTTCAAGGAACGGTTGGGGCCGGCAGAATCATTCAAGGCATTCAAGAAGATCTGTCGTGGCAAGGATGTGTTCAGGTTGAGTTGCCATCCAAACTCAAGCATCGATGTGATGGGGATTCTTTCGATTCTGCGGGACTGGGCTCGGGAAGATTGGGTTGCTGATGTTGTGGTGATTGACTACGCTGATATTCTGGCTCCGCCGTCTGGTGTCCGCGATACGCTCGATCAGATTGATCTGACTTGGCGGCATCTTCGGAGGATGTCCCAAGAGATGCATGCACTGGTGTTGACAGCCACTCAGGCATCGGCCCTTGCTTATGGTGGCAAGGTGAAAGGGCTGGGCAAGCAGCACTTCAGCGGACGCAAGACGAAGTTGGCCCATGTCAATGGAATGATCGGGTTGATTTCTAATCCAGAGGATGCGAAGAAGGGTGTTACGAGGGTGAATTGGGTCGTCCGTCGGCGGGGCAGATTCAATGAAAACAGCATTATGCCTGTGGCTGGGTGCCTAGATTTGGCGGCTCCATTCATTAGAACTCCAGAAAAGAAGAGAAAATAATCAGATTTCTGGGCTGATGTTGTTCAGAATCGGTACAATAATGGCGTTGAGAGAGTTTATCAAACCTGTTTCAAAGGAGAACGAGCGATGAAGATTTTGAGAGATGACGCGATTGCGATTTGCATGGCACTGGGTTATGCCACTGCTACCAAGTGGAAGAAAGATCGCATGAACAGGAAAATGAAAGAGATCGCCGAGATGGATTCGGATGGCCTCGAATTGGAGGATGAATCTATCGACGACCCCAAGGAGCTGAAGCGGTTGAACGGAATCTTGAAGGCGATGGTTAAGGCTGAGGAGATCGAGGTTGTGCTGGAGGATGATGGAGCAGATGGTTCCGACGATGGTGACGACGACGGTGGCAATCAAGAGAAGGGCAAGGAAGACGACGGTGACGGAACCTTCGTCCCCGACGATCCCGAATCTAACACCGACAAGGAAGAGGCACCCAAACCTGTGAAGCCCAAGAAGGGAAAGAAGGTCAAGGCCAAGGCAAAACCCAAGCAGGAGTCCAAGGTGACGAAGAAGTCCGTTGTTATTCAGATGTTGCAACGGAAGGGTGGAGCAACTTTGGAGGAAATGGGTGAGGCCATTACGGAGGCCGGCGTTGATGCGGATACGGAAAAGAACACGAAGACAGCCGGGCTTTGGATTAGAAAGATTGGCTTCGAGGTGGAGTTGAACAAGGACTCCAAGAAGTACCAGGCAAAGAAATGAGCCGAAAAATCGTCCACAAGATTGAGGAAGGGTTAGATCCGCGAGATGTTTATTGTACGACATATCAGATGCGGAATTTCTACCAACAGTTCGCGGATGGATTTTATTCTTCGTTGGATGTTATGAACTATATCCAACACCAAGCCGCCGTGAATCGAATGAGGTCGGGTG